TTAACTGATGCTTTAGAAACAGCTAAGTCTGTTTTAGTAAGGTCTGGTCCAGAAGCAGGAAACTGGTGGTGGAGTGATGATAAAATAAATACAACTAAATTATATCAAGAGGCAGCTGGAGAAATCCAACGAAGGGGAGGTACTCCTACAGAAACATCTACTCAAACTGAACAACAAGAAATACCTTTGGGACCTAAGGGAGCTACATTTGTAGAAACTCTTTCTGATGGTAGACATGTATTTAAATATGAAGATGGTCGTGAGGTAGTAACTAAAGGCTCAAATTAGTATGGCTGAATTTGAACCTTATGCAAGACCTACGGTAGAAACTAAACCTACTCCAGAAGGGTATGAGGCTTTTGTACGCAAGGAACAAGAGTACGAACCTTTTAATAGGTTTGGTAGTGCTGAAACTTTAGGTATAGATACTATTACTGAATTAGGTAATGCAGGTGAAATGATATTAGCTCTTCCTGAAATAGTAGGAGGAGCTGGTGGTACACTTATAGGTGGTACTTTAGACTATCTTGAAGAACAAATGAAAGCTAACTATAAAGAAGGTGAGCTTGATAAAAGAATAGATGCTGGTGAAGAGATACCTGTAGATGAATATAAACGATTAAGAACTGAAATAGATGATGTTACTTGGAAGAACTCTTTTGTAAAACAAGATAAGATACAGAGAGAATCAGCAGCAGGAGAAGGAATAGTTCCAGTTGATTTAAATCTAGGTAGAAATTTAGGTACTGTACTTGAGTGGTCATCTAAACAATTAGGGTTAGAAGAAGAATATAAAGAGTTTAAAAAGAACTATGATGACAGAAGTAAACTGTCAATGACTACTAAGTTTATGACTATGGTAGGTGAAGGTCTAGAAGAAAGTGCAGAAGGTTTAGAAAAATCTCAAGGTATACCTAAAGAAGCTACTATAGCTTTAGCTGAAATAGTCTTACTTAAAACTAACTCACTTGGTAGAGGTGTTAAATCTGTAGCAGATAAGACAGGAGCTACTAGTCTTACTAAACGAGCAGGAGATGTTGTAGGTCTTAAGACATCTGATTTATCCAGAGACAAATCATTCCTTAATAAAATCAAAGAAGACAAGATAGGGCTTAACGAAGGTAAAGCTGAGGCTGGTCTGAGGGCTGAAGCTTTTGAAAGAAAGATGGAAGCTACTAATTATGGTCCTGTATTAAGACAGAACAAAGGTGAATTACCTAGTGACTATACAGGAGCTATGAGATACTTTGAAGGTCTTAGAGACAACATAGATGTACTAGAGAAGAAATTAAAAGAAGCTACAACACAAGAAGAGTTTGAATTGGCTATGGCTAACATAGCTAAACAACAGATGCAGACTGATAAGATAGTTATGAAAGAAGTCTATCAGAATCTACAAGGTAAGTTCATTAAAGAAAGAGGTAAGAAAGCTTATGATGACTTCTTAAAGAAAGCAGAGTTAAGACAAGAAGGACAAGACATTAAGTTTGATAGACTAGAACAAGAGATATGGGATAATGTATATGTTCCTGTTCGTAAGTTTAATGAATTAGGTACTGCAGAGTTAGCTAAGAATGGTAGACTAGAATACAATGATATCATCATAGACCCTAAAGTAGCAGGACCTTTCCAACCTCGTATCTATATGCAGAAAGCTAATACTTGGTTAGGTAATATATTAGAGAACATAACAGGTAGTAGAGTTAGAGGTAAGAATCAACTAGAGGGTGAGGTAGCTGCATTTGGTGAACAACGTAATGCTATAGCAGCAACACAAGGACAAGAGTATTTTGTAGTAGAAAGACCTGTCCCTAAAAAGTTATTTGAGATGTTAAATAACTGGAAGAAAGGTAAAGATATTATAAGAGATTCTCAAGTACCTGCAAGAAGAACTTCTCCTAAAAATCCTGATGGTTCTATTAACTATAAAATTAAAGGTGATAGAATTGTAGATAAAGAAACTGGTGAGATTGTCATGACTAATAGAAGTATCTACCAAGAGTTCAGTAGATTCCTTTGGTTAGCTAATCAATTAAATGTATTCCCAGGTAAGAAACCTCAAATCTATGGTATGATGAAAGCCTTTGCTGGTAAGCATACTTCTTTAGAAAAAGTAATGAGGTCCCATGACTATGCTAGTAAACAAATAGCTAAGTATAATAAACAAAATGCTGGTAGAGTAGAGACTCCAGCTATGAAAAGAGAGTATGAAAGATTACAAAGAATTATAAAAGATTCTGAACGTAAGATGGGTAACATTGAATACTACAGAAAGAATAAACAGAAGTTTGAATCTAAGATTAATGAAATCATGGGTATCATTGATAAGGGTATTAAGAGAGAAGTAATATCTATTGATAAGCTTAAAAAAGGTAATGGACATGTTGTTAATAGATTCATTAAGAATAAGAAAGGTGAGATGGTTCGTGTAACTGATAGAGTACTTAGTCTAGCTAGAGATAAGAGAGACTCTAGAGTTCCTGGTCATTCATTGAGTACTAGGTCTCAAAGAGCTCAAGTTAAGAATGCTACTAGAAGAGAGATTGAAGAAACAGTAAGGAATAAAGATGGTAGTAAACAAGAACAAGTAAAAGACCCATTCTTAGTTGAGTTACTTAAGTCTGGTGAAGTAGCACAGTCATTAAGAGACATGGGTATTGAAAGAAGTTTACAAGAAAGTCCTTACATGAAAGAGCGTTCTAAATCTGACCCATTAGCTGAAGACCCTATAGCTGTACCTAAAGACTTTATAGGTAGACCTAAAGGTAAAGAACAATCTATTGAAACTACTAGACCAGGTGTAGACTTTGGTAAAGAAGGTTTCCCTGAACTAGAAGGAATGAGAACAGATAAAGTAACTGCAGAGATACTTGAAGATGTCTTCATGAGAAGAGAACCTAACATAGTTAACCATGTATCTAATGCTATGATTAGGAACATGCTTATTAACCCATTACCTCACATACACAATGAGCTTATTCACTTAGTAGGTACTGCAGGTATTAGTGCGTTTGTTACTAACAAAGGTAGAAAAGAACTATCACAAGCTATGAAAGATGGTTGGGATGATGTTGTAAATGTATCTGAATTATATATAAAAGCTAGACAAGAAGGTGCTCCTATCATGTCTACTAACGTAGTTACTGAAAACTATTTTAAACCTATGTTAAGAATGGCTCAAGATAAAGTAGGCTTTAGTAAGAATGGTGCTCTGGTTAGAGAGATAGCTAAAGCTACAGGTACTAAAGTATCAGAAGTATATGGTGGTATTGGTGATAAGGTATCTAGACAAGGTATGTGGATGTCACGAGACATCATGTATATGGCTCTTCTTAGAATGAAGATGAAGAAACATCCTTCACTAGGTATGGCAGGTGCTATTAAGTTAGTAGATGCTCACATGCCTACATACAGAATGCCTCCAAGAGTTGGAGAAAAGATACTAGGTGCTAAGATGAGTAGAATGTTATCTAAACATATACTATCTCAACCTACTATAGCTATTTTTGCTAGGTATAAACATGGTTTTGTTAAGTCAGGATTAAATACTATTAGAGATATGGCAGTTGGTATTGACCCATTATTAAGAAAGATGGGTAAACCAGGTGAGACTCTAGCAGACTTTATTGATGCTGAAGGAGCTGCATTAGGTAGAACTAAAGAAGCACAGCTTAGAGAAGGATTAGAATCAGGTGCTGCATTAGCTGTTATGTCTGCAGTTATCTATCCAATGATTGACATGATGTTAACAGAAACATTAGGTGATGATAGTGAAGCTCATATTAGACGAGGTGGTATACTACATCTAATTGATACTATACAAGCAGTAGCTACAGGTAAGAAAGATAACTATGCATTGTTCTCTAACTTGTTTACATTGAATCCTGTGCTGCAGATTGCAGCTGAACTAGGTATGAATTCAACATTCTATAATGGTAGACAAATCTATGATGTAAGAGACCCACTTGGTCAGACAGTAGTAAATCTTTTAGATAACTTATCTACTAGAATACCAATGGTATCTATGGTAGGTAATGCTCAAGATGATATGCAGAACTTTGACCCTGTTAAATACTTGTTTAAGAATGCTGATATTAGTATTAAAACTAGACAACAAGTACTACGAACATTAAAACAACAACAAAGACAACAAACTGCTGCTGATAATAGAGCTAAAGAAAGACTAAGAGAAGAAATGGCTGAAGAGATGGCTGATTAGAAGATTATCTAAAGGTAACCGTAAGTGAGGTATCAAAACTATCTAAAACCTCACTACGGCTCTTAAAATACCCTTTATGAGGATTCTTTACCAAACCAGGCAATTTGTACCCTTAAAATCACTATATCTATGAGACAATAGTGTATTAAGTGTTCAGACTGTCTAGCTTCAGTAAATTCTATCCCAACTCCCACTCCCATGAGTGGACTAAATGTAATAGACATAATTAAATATTCCTAATAAGTAAATACCCAATGCTATAACATTCATAGCAATGAGTGATGTTTCTTTCCAAACAAATGATATAACTAACCAGCCTAGTGTGGCTGGGATAGCTATATATAAGTTAAGAGGATAGACATTATATGCAGTTAATAACATACTACATATAATACCTATTGTAGATAACCACTTAACTAATTTCACAAGCATTACCTGTACAAGCTAATGTTTGACTACCTTCTGTATTATCTTCTTCTTCTTTGAATGATAACCAGTCAACATCTTTAGGAGTCTTCTTAAGAAGTTCTTGATACTCTTCCTTAGTACACTCTTGATATGGTGCTTGAACATATGAATGGTCTGAATGAGGTAGGAATGATATACCTGATATCTCATCAAAGTATTTCCATACCCATGCACCTACATCCATCCACTCATTATCCTTAACAGAGATAGTTACTGATGGCTTATGGTTGCACCAATGTCTTTGATACACTAACCAGTTCTCTAACTGTTCAATAGCTGTCTTATCATCCCTGGTGATAGCACCTGTTGGTGCTTTAATAGGGAAAGAGAATACTGCAGTACTGTCTGGTCTAAACTGTTCATCTTCTACCTGTACACCCTTATCTTTTAAGAACTCATAGATAGAGTCTTTCTTATCCATCCTAATGGTTCTTATGTAATAAGGAGAATGCCTAGTATGTATACCAGAAGCACTATCAACGAGCTGAGAGACAGTGCCACTAGGCTTGACACAAGTGATTGATTTGCTCGGCTCAATGCCCAACATTTTTGCGTATTTCTTGTTCGTTTTGTTCGCTTCATGTTTAAGTTCCTCTAAGAAGATAGGGTCTGGATTAGATGTTATCTTAGCATCCATGATACCTGTTAATGATACACCTAGAAGTCTTTCTTCTTTAGTGTTCTTTGTCCACTCTGCAGATAAGAATTGGAAGTTAGTAAGATTAGATTGTAATGTACCTAAGATAGTAGCTAACTGAACCTTCCTAGTTAGTGTTTCTTTAGTATCATTAGCTCTTACAACTACCTCTGTTAGGTTACAGAATTGCTTATCCCTCAAAATTATCTCAGAACATGGATTTGTCCCGTAGTTAAGGTCTTTCTCTCTACCTTGTTTCTCTGCTTGTACTTGAGCAGCAACTCTATTAAAGATACCTCTCTCACCTGATTTAGACTTGACAAGTGATACCCACTCATCCATGAATGTTTCCATATCAGGTTTCTCTGTGTATGCAACTGAGTTATTAGCTAATCCTCTGTATGCAAAGTCATTATACCATGCACCCATCTTAGCTTCTCTCATTCTCTTGTCTGTTAGGTTAGATAGAGATATAAGAGCTGACCTTCTAACACCACCTACAACAACTATCTCACCAATCATGCATGTAATGTCATGAACCTCAATAGATGATAACTTACGACCTTGAGCATGTTTAAATGTCTCTATAACGAAGTCAAACAATCTCTTTAGAGGTTCTGGACCACTAGCTCTACCTCCAAATGTCTTAAGTCTAGCACCTGCTGGTCTAACATTAGAGTAGTCAATCTTGGGTATATCTCCTTCCCATAGACTAGATAGTAGTTTCTTAAACGACTTCGCCCAGCCAAGTTTGCTGTCACCAACAACAATAGTATCATCAGTGTTACTAATATTCTCTGGTATTGCAGGTAATTTACTAATCTCTTGTCTTTCACAACTGAATCCAACTCCTGTACCATTCATTAAGATGTAAAGAGCCTCACTAAAGGCTCTCTTGTTGTTCATAGCTAGGTAACTACAGTTATAAGCAGCAATATTATCTCTTTCACAAGCCTCACCAGCTGACATCATTAGTCTCATGCTTGGCATTATCTCTAGATTGAGTACTGCTTCTCGTATCTCTTTAAATTCTTTGGTTAAACCTTTGTTCTTACTAGCTAAATAGTTAACCATCCTATCTACTGTTTCTTCCCATGTCTCTCGTCTATTTTCTTCTGGTAAGTACCTAGCATAGCGTGACATTGCTATGACTGATTGGTAAACCGATGGTAAACTACTCATATAAATCATCCTCTCTATTATCTTCTATATATTTTTCATACTTCTCGATGTCCTCTTCGATTTCATCTCGAAAATGCTCAACAATAACGTCAGAAGTAACACCTAATAAATCTATTAATTCTGTCTCTTCTAACGTACTTAGTTTCTCTAAAATTTCCTGGAAAGTCACAATAATTATGACCGACCGCAATGATTATTAGTCATCAGTCCCTCCTGTAAAGTTATTATCAACACCAACAAATCCACATGATTGTCTGTCAGTGGGTTCAAAGTCAAATGGCACAGCACTGTTGTGCCCAATAGGCATGTAGAGATACTGTTCCAATTGACACACCATGATTTTAGCACTAGTACAATTAAGATTGTAGTAGTCTAATGCCATATCACAGTCAACAAAGTTAGCTACATACTGTAAGTCATCATATGATTCTGTATAACTAACTGCCATAACAAAGTTACCAACACCTACCTTATTAGCTCTTGCATTGTTTATCATAAACCAACAGAAGACAAATAGTATTAGTAAGAGTGTTAGTATATGTATTCCTTTCTTGTTCATTTCTTGTCCTCCTCTTCTTGTATCATCATCTTAACGAAGTGTATAGCTTTCTGTAAATCTTCTATACCATTCTTATCTTTATATCTTGTTACATACTTGATAACACTACCTTGTAAGTAGCTAAGGTTGTTAGCAGTAATGTATTCAACAGGTTGTATTACTAAGTTCTTGTAATGGTCACCACCTACCTGAGCAGTTAGTGGGTCATCCCATGATTCATCAAATATCTTTGTCATTATTTTCTCCATGTGTATTAATATTATAGCATACTTTTAGGTAAAAGTCAATAGCTATTTGTAGTTCTTTTTAAGATAGTCCATACTCACTGCCATCTCATCAAACGCACCATCCTTAACCTCATGTAATACATAGATACCTCTCCAATGCTGGTTAGTTTGTACTGATAGATAGTCTTCTTCATGTATGTATGCACTACCTGCTATGATAGATGTCATCTCTGTCCCATCAGCTCTTCTTCCGTAAGCAATCTGTCTCCCTTGCTGATGTCCTGCAAAACATGACATATGTTTTTTGGTAAGCAATGCATTTGCTGACGTGATTGGTCTACCCATAACGCCACTAGCAAAGTAATGACTGTAAGCAATGCCATCAATACTAACAACATCCAGAAAGGGATGCACTTCCCATCCTTGTTCTTCATACTTTAAATCCTCCAATGATACTAGACCCTCAAGTTTTCTATCATACTCTACTGCTCTAGTAATTCTATGCTCATGGTTACCCAATGTCATAACCATTCTAGGTTTATATTGTTTCTTCTTACTCTGAAGTAACTTCTTATTGTATGCTTTCATAGGTGCTAGTAATGCTTCCATACCCTTGTGAGCAGCCTTAATGTCTGCCTTATATGTTCTACCTTCAAAAGACTTAGTACCAGTATCATATGATGATAGGCTTGGCATGTCTGCAAAATCTCCTATCATTACTATAACCTCTGGTTTCTTTGCTACTATGTAGTTACCTATCCAAGTTAAGTAAGCCAGACTAATGCCTGGCTTTACTTGGGTGTCAGGTATAACTAAATGCTTCATGAGTCTAACCCTCCATAAAATGCTTTATCCATTTCTTGTATGTCAAATTCTTCTTGACCTGTCTTAATGATACCCTCTCTTATCAATGCCTTGATAGCAAAGGTAAGAAGGAACTCTGTTTCCTTACTGTCAACCTTAAAGTCAAAGTCAACACTACCATCATCATTCTCTACTAAGTTCTTTATATGCATGTATCCAATCCTTTCTAAAGTCTAACCATTTAAACCCTTCCTTGTCTGCCCATGCTCCGTAAGTTGTCTTACTTCGCTTGGTTATCCTATTGTCTGGGTTCATAAATAAGAAGATGATTGTAATGTGTGGATTATTTTCTTTGAACCATACCATCTTCTGCCTTGTTGCTAAGTCTAACTTACCCTTTGCTTCTATGTATACATTCCTTGCCATCCTAAAGTCAGGGTTGTACTTCCTTTCCTTCTCTGGCTGTATGTATTTAATAACATCAGGCTCATACTTAACTGACGGAAAGTTCTTCTTCAGTAGCTTCCATGCTTTCTCCTCCAGTTTGCTTTTGAAATTGTTCAAACCTATCTCTCCAATTATCTTCTAGTGTTCTCTTCATCCAAAGACATGATGCATTCTTAATGAAAGACTCGTCGTCATTATATAAATCCTGTACCAACATAAACATTTCTTCAGGTGAATCTATATACTGCAATAACTTCTTAGCTTTCTTATCACCAAACCCTTTGATACCCACTACATTGTCAGATGTATCACCCTTAATGCACTGTTCAAAGAAGAGGCGGAGACCATCCATCTCACTTACTGTCCTAAAGATATCAGGTCTCTTCCAATTCTTACCACTAATCTCCCACGAGAAGTGCTGACCAGGTACTTGCAATAGGTCTTTATCCAGAGATACTATTATCGTGTCGTCTGTTTGATTGATTGCTAGTTCATCGTCAGCTTCCAACCCCTCTCTTGCTAACTCGGCATTCATGTGTTCTAACGCATAGTCTTGTAGTGCTTTCAAGTGAACAGGTTTAGGTGCAGTCCTGTTAGCTTTGTAACTTGGTAATATGTCTTTACGAAAGTTAGTCTTTGAAGAGATAAAGGCACGATACTCTGTTGCCTTTGTCTTCTCCATCAAGCTATCTAGTAACTGCTCTGCCCTGTACTTGGCTATGTTAAAGCTATCGTTCTCTGCTGATGCAGCCGAACGAAACACTACTAAGTCATGGTCAATTAGTGCTAACATCTAGAACGGTATGTCCGAAGACAAGTCCTCAATAGAGCTAGGCTCTTCAATTGCTTGAGGTTTGTTTTCAATACCTAACACATGCCCTTCATACACCCTGGCTAGTGTCAGTACCTCATCAGATGTTACAGGCTTACCCCTTGTTGTCAGTGTAGCTACTGCATTAGTCAACGACGATTGCCTAATGATATACACTTGGGTCTGTGCCCTCTCTTCTTGCGTAGGATAGTTACTACCAGTTACTCTGGTGTTACTACCTCCACCTCCAGCGTTACTCGCTGGTGCATTGCTAACAGGAGCTGACTCTCCTTCTGCTAGAATCTTAGTCCATTGCCAGTAACCATTAGCGTCTTTCTCTGTTGCAATGTTTACTGAATCCCCTTTGGTCCATGACTGTGCAGCCTTGAACACATCAGGATTACTGAATGACATTAACTTCTTGGACTGTGCTTGTCCTTGTTCATTCTTGTATGTTACTTCTAAAGATTGGTATTGTCTACCGTTCTTTGCCGAGTGTGTGTTAACACTCCCTACATCAATTACATTTATTAACATATAATCTCCTTGATTAATTTATACTACACTAATAGTATAACATATGTAAAATGAAAAGTCAACTACTTCATTTCACCCCAATGGTTACCTACTTGTATGTCTACTCTTGTCGGTAAGTTAAACTTACTACCGAACAATCTATAGAAGTTAGCAGGTATATCATGGAACGCTTGTTCCACTATACTGACTATCTCATCACTGTCATTCTTCGTGTCATCAAAGTCAATCATAACAGAGTCATGTACTGTGTTGATTAAGTCAACATTCTGTTTGCCTCGTAGTCTGTTAGCTATGCTTACTCTAGCTATTGACATGAGGTCTGCACCCAGTCCTTGTACTGGATAGTTAAGTATTCTAGTTCGTGGTAGCTTAGGCTTACCCATTGAATTAACTTCCATTCTATAATCATATCGTCTACCTGTTGGCATCTCTAGATAGAATTGTTTCTTTACTGTATCTACTATATCTGTGTGCCATTTAGCTAAACCTTTATACTTATCATAGAACTTATCAATGATGTCTTGCCAATACTTCTCATCACCTATGTCTTTGAAGTTGTGGTCCATAGCATACGAGTATGCACTACCACCATAGATTAGACGGAAGACGAATGTCTTTGCTACTAACCTAGATGGTAGACCAAACCTTTCTTGGTTATCTGTATGCTGGTCAACCTCATCCCATATCTCTTTCATTGCTGTCTCATCTTGAGATAGGTATGTTGCACATACCCACTCTAATGCTTTAGCGTCTGCGTTAAGTAACATATTAAAGTCCTGAAGTTTCCACTAGTCTGTGGTTATATTGTATGATGACACTCTTTCTTAACTCACTACGAGCCTCATCAGATAACAGTGATAGCACTGCGTTAGGTCCAAGAGATAGTATCATCTCACTAAACTCATTAGCTGTGTGATGATGATGTGACTCTTCCATTACTTGTTGCTCATTCATATCATGTTGTTGTGAATCTACACTCATATTATTCTCCGTTATATCTAGTTGTAAAGAGAGACTTAATCTCTCCATCAAAGTTCTGTAAGTTAGGTTTGCTACTACTTAACCTACCCGTTTTTGCTACACACTGATTGAGTTGTCCATGTATTAGATTGTTAGTCCAACCCATCGTGTCCACTAATGCAGGTACACCTATGTAGTATGTACTTCTGCGTTTCTCTAGTGTTGCTCGTGTTAGTAATATATTTAATATCTTCATTGACTCTTCGCTACCTTGTAGTCGCTTGAGTGTATCATCATTGGTACTATAGAATCCTTCCTTCTTAAGTTCACTACCTTCAAGAGGTGTGAACCTTCTTGGAAATTCTATGAGTCTTTCTTCCCACTTATACTTGACTTCGCCTGTTCGTGTGCCAGTTTTATAATGTCCAATGGGCTGTTGAAAACGTTCTTTAATGTTGCCACCGTAAAGAAAAGCAGAAAGGTGCTCCCCAGAATTGGGATTAAAACTATCGTAAGTATGATAGTCATGCAGTTTCTTATTAAGCTTTGATATCTGTTCATCTAATTCATTCCCTAGTATAAGAGACCTATCATATTCATACTGCAATCCATTGTACTCCATGTCTTGTAGTACTAACAAGTCTTGGTTATGTAAACTTATTAATCTTTCCTTACCTTGTGTCATGTCGTGCTGCTCAATGAACACAGAGTATGTTAGTTCAACGTCTTGCTTAAGGTACTCATCCAGTATGTCATATGGTATCTTGTCTGTGTCTATACCATTCTTCCAGTAGTTCTCCTTGACCTCATCTAACTTAGTACCTAAGTCATAGTACTCTGCAGTACCATTGAGACTAGGGTATGGGTTAGATTGATTCATGATTATAAACTGTACCAGTTGACAATCCCATACACGCTTGGTCTTGAAGTCTATACCATAGCGTTGTAACCAATGCAAGTCAAACTTAATGTTAAACCCTACCAACACATCTGCTTCATTCACGGCTATTTGAATGTCATTTAGCAATTCTTGGTAGGGGTCAACGGAGTATTCTATATCATATGTAACAGTAGGTCCATCGTTCTTCTTAAGACCAACAGAGATAAGCTTGTTGTTCTTATCAAATGGATGTCCCATGTTAGTTGTTGTTGTTTCTACATCTAATGTTAAGTAGTTCATATCATGTCCTCATATCTAGCTACATCTGGTTTAATCATAACTGTCTGGTTACCATGTCGTAAGTCAGGCAGTGTATCTTTATCACCAATCAGTTTGTTCTTACTGATGTTAAGATACCTAGCGTTGCTAGTGTTGTCTGACTCCTTACCTATACCTATGATGAAGTCAGCCTCACCTTGCTTGGCTGTCTTACTACTATCTACATCATCCATAGTTAACCATAGTTTATTCTCTGCTGTACCACCAGCCTGTGATACTGCAATGACAGGTGCATATGTCTTGGCTAACTCTCGTGCCCATTGATACAGTGCCTTGAGTTGCAAGTCATTCCTGTCTGCCTTGAACCCTCGTATCTTATCTATCTGGTCAAAGATAATCAGTGATGGATTAGATTCTTTTAGTATCTGTTCTATCCTACCTGTATGACTACTGTCTTCAAAGTCATATATCTTTAACCTATCTTGTGTTATCTCTTTGTACTTAGCTGCATACCCTTTGATGTCTGCAAATAATTGCTGTGTTGTTACACCAAAGAGAGCTTGATAACATCTGATAGCTACCTTCTTACCTTGTTCCTCATTGTTAAACCATATGATATCACCATCAGTATGTTGTATCATATGTGTTATCTCACTAGCAAGGAAGGTAGTCTTACCTGTCTCTGGTCTAGCAAAGATGAAACCAAAGTCACCTGTTCGTAGAGAACCTAGTGATTTGTTTAACCAATTTAATCTCCATCGTAGACCTGGCTCACCTATCTGTGAGTTGTATAGTTCAGACAAGTCCATGTCTACTGCCTCTGCCTCATCCTCTTCTATGTCTTGGTGTTCAAAGTCAGAGAACTTATCTATTAAGTCTGATGTCTTTGCCTTACCTTCCTCTACATCT